CCGGTGGTGGTATAACTGGGATAGTTGCAACGCTCTCCGGGGATGGAGGTTGTGGTAGAGACACAGACTGTTTCGTTATCAGATTGCTACCTGCGTAATTCATTAAAGCCTGTTTAGGATCAATCTTTTTAGCGGTAAAATTTGAATTACCACCCAAATTATTCTTATCTATCTCACCTAAACTACCTGCCACTTGTCCCAACAGGCTCGCAACCGCCATCACATCGTCTTTCCCTACCGGGGCAGCACTCTCGTGATTTCGAGCATTATAGGGATTGTATGCCTCTTGATTATCAGACATCGTCTAGACCCGCTAGGAGTTCTTTAACTTTATCATCTTCTAATGCGTCATTTTCCTCTGCTACAGGCTTGTCAAAATCCATAGGTACTTCTTCATCCAGTTCTGCATCTGTTGTTGCTTTGGATGCTACCGGGGATTCTGATATACTCTCAGCAGTACCAGGGTCGATACAATGAAAATGTTCATCAAGCATCTGTTTCAACTCTTCATATGTTTTAGCCCGGAAAGTATCTTCAAGTGTATGACAGTTATCGTAAACTTCTTTCATTCTAGCATCTGTCATGCCGGTGATTCCAGCAGGCATCAAAAATTTACTCGAGACGTATGTCGGGTAATCGCCTTGCTTCTCACATCTCACTCGAAACGTACACCCGTTTTCACTCATGTCGAAGATACGCTCTCCAAATTGATCAGAATCCTCACCTGTTATACCCTCCATGATGATCTTATGTAACTGTTTTCCGAAGCGTAAAATCTTAACTGTATCATTGTTCTCTGGATCATCCGGATCGTTCACAACATACACGTTCACTAACCAATTCTCTCTTCTGAAAATACTATCCGACTTTGCCTTTTCTTCTGGTGTGCCGGTGCGAAAGATTTTTTGTCTATACTCAGCAATCGGATCTCTATCACCCCATGTCATGGGGCTTAAAGCCGTGACATATTGCCCAGTACTATAACTCGTCCAGCCATGACTGAAATAATGGTAAAATGTCTTACTCGGATCATCAACATTGGGCAACAAACGTACCTCATATGAATTACCAGGCTTGGTCCTCAGGATATCAGCAGTTTTGTTACTACTACCTTCTTTAGTTAGAGCATCTTTGATGCTTGCGAACATTGATTTTGTAAACGTACTCATTTTTATTTTATTATAATTTTATATTTTGCTTTTTTCAACTGTTATTTTTGTCTTTAAATAGTTTTTTCCTAAACTCTACTTGCGTGTAGCTCGTGTTGTCTCTTTTTTGTATGAACAATCTATAATTGTTGTAACTCTTCATAATAGTGTAATATGGTAAGTCGTACTGTACCTTTTCCGGATACACAACATAAGGAGCTTTGAACCAATCGTTCATATCAATATTATCGTATCTGTTGAACAAAGAGGCAAGTTTTTTTACATAATTATATTCAGGTTTATCTTCGAAACCAGTCCAATCCTTGCGTAGTTTGAATGGTTTGTCAGTGGAAGATCTGGTGGTTGCTAACCAACAATTGTATACACGTTTCTCAAATTCTGTCATTTGACGTTCAGTACTGGGTTTTGCTGTAAATAGTTTCTTATGTATTTTGAGCGATGTAGTGTTGGATCATAATCTAGAAAGCACTTCAACACATCATAGTCTGTCTCGATATCACATAACATTTTAAATATTTCTCTCAATTCTGGTTCTTTTAATAAAAATAAGAAAATATTTGGTAAGTTCAACTTTTTATTTTTGATCACACATACATATGAACAGAAGCTCAAAAACAGATGTGTGTATTCGTTATCATATGCAACCTCCACTGGGTCAGTTTGTGACAAAGAGCTTTTTACATACGATGTCATACAACAGGTTGAAGTAGTTTTGTTACAGTCATTACACTATCCGTAATTTGACCTCCGGATGAATGAACATGACCTCCACCCTCGGCGAGATTTTGTGCCAGTTTACCTAAATCTAAATCAGGTATCAATTGTTTATTTTTTCTAAAACTAACACGCTTGGTTCGTAGATTCAAAACCATACATATCTCACAGTCATAATTGTTGATCACATGATGTGCGACTTCGTTCAAGCTCTTATCAGCAACTGTCGCGAAGATTTTATACAATCTACCATTTATTGGTATCTCGCCACTAAAAATCTCGAGTTCCGATATTATACGATGCACCTGTTTGTTATTCAAGTGTATCATATTCAAGTGTGTTTTATTAAAACCTTTAAACCCGTTACCAAAATCTCTATGAAACTGCTCTGCTCTATCACCAACATAATTCCATACTATAACATTCAAATTGTATGAATCTTTTAATTTTAACTCATAACTATCATAATCGTCAACAAGTAGAACGAGTTTTTTTTGATCATCATCAATTTGCCGATCCGGATATTTTTTCTTGAACAGATGATAGATCAGTTTACAACAACTAGTATAATCCTTGAGTATTGTTGTGGCATTTTTATACTTAGATTCATTCTCCACATGTGTGTCGTGATGATCGATTATTGTGAAGTTATGATGGTCTACTAAATCCATGTTCGCTTGCGACACGTCAAGATCAAACACATATATTTTATCAAAAGTCTCTGGACGGTTCTTAACAGCCCATTTTGTGAATGTTTTTCGAAAGTTTGACTGAGAACATATTTGATGATCAACATTAAGATTCGTAAACCACCGGAACACAGCCATGGTGCCTAGGCCGTCTAAATCACAATCAGTAAATACAGCTATTTTTTTCACTATTTTATGTATTTACCGGGTTATTGCCAACTATCAACTGTTATTCAGTATATCTAAAGCATTGATAGTGTCAGTCATATCTATATTTTGTACTTGCTCACTTGCCTCTTTTAGCGTTAATGTGTCATAGTCGATTTCCATTATCACACTACCATAATTTTCACCGAACCGGTTTTTCATCACACCTAGTTTCAACACACCCAGCTCTATATCTTCTTCTTCTCTCCAGATACTAAAGATAGCATCGGCGGTAGCTGCCAACCCGTAACTCTCACCTACTGTATCCAACCCTGGGTTAACCTCACTATAACCGGATCGGTTTAATTGTGTCGCGGTGATCACTGGACATTCAAATACATAACTCAAGGCTCTCAATTCTTCAGTGGCATACTTTATACGCTCGTAACTATTTGTACCTACATCACTCTTTAGTAGATTCACATAGTCCACAACTATAGCATCAATCTTCACTCCACGATCAGTTAGCTTTTTTATATATCCCTTGAGATGTCTACATGTTACTGTGCTAGGCGGAAATTCTTTCACTATCACTTTGGATTTAGTGTGTGATTGCTTGTATTGCTTGACAGCTGACTCGATATCATCAGTACGGGAATGTAAATCTCTGATGGGTATACGTGTTAGATTGGTTGTTATTCTTTTTGCGTAAACAAGCTCGCTCATCTCCAAGCTTATTAACAAAACGGTCTTGCCCTGATCCGCTATATTTTTTGCAATGTTACCTAAAAATATACTCTTACCAATGTTTGTTTCACCAGCAAAGACGTATATGGCCCGGCCTTGCTCCAGGAAACCACCGTCCATTTTTCTGTCCAACCATGGCCAACCGCATGATATTGTACTATCAATCGTTTTTAAATCGTTAATATGCCTGTCGATCTCATCCAAATAATCCAAACCTAAATCAGCTGCCAGCGTGACACTACAAGCCTTTTCAAATTTGGCTAAAATTTCACTAGTGTTCATCTCCTTATCATTTTGTTCAGCAACTTCTAATAATGTATGATAAACAGCCTTTTCTTTTAGGAACTTTTCTGTATTTTCGTACAGTTCTGTTTTGTTGAAGTTTTTATCTACAGTATCAAACAATGACACAACAGATTTGAAGCTTATTTTTAAATCATCGGTCGTGAGATAACTCTTTATCTCTGTCAACGTTGGTGCAACACTCCTCTTTTTATAATACTCAGTTATTATACTAACTATTTTAGAGATATTCTTGTTTTCAAAATATCGCTGATCTAGATGGTCGATGATACTCGCTAAATACGGTTCATCCACAAGCATATTGTATGCTATTATTGTTTCGTAAAATTCACTATCAATCTGCAAGGACATATTATGAGTAATTCTGCATGAAGATTTTTTGTGATTGCTGGAAATTTTTATCGTTTATGTCTCTCAACCCGGGGCTACTGTGTGTCGCATTTATTGGATATGTACCCATTTTTAGTTTAAGATTATTTGCATCCAAACAGCTGGAAATATCATAATGATGATACATGTAGTCTTCATTAAACTTCCACCCGGTCTCCAAAGCTCTTGCTAGATTCACAGCGAGAAACAAACCGTCCAGCACAAGGCATCTCTTGGGCCATGGTCCGAAACTCGTGACTGATAATTGTTTGTCGCCCACAGGATGTGACACTGCACCACTCCATGCTTCTCGTGGTGACATCTGATGCCATAAAGCCGGCTCGCTAATTTTAATTTTACTCGAACCGGCAAGACCAACAATATCATAATTCAATGTCTCCATAGCAACATACAGTTTGCCTCTCAACTTGACATCATCAATGAAGACATCGTCATGAACAAACAACACAATATCATGTTTGATCAAATTCTCTGGTTTTAGTTGACGATTATAAGCCTTCGATAGACCTATTTTATTATTCGCATTTATCACCAATGACACATCATCCTTAACTGCATCCAACGATTGTACCAGTTGTGATTTCTTACCATCATCCTTGGAACAGGTCACTACTAAAATCTTCTTGTTTTTGTTCATATAAAAAATTGACTGTTGGATTGAAACTCTCCACACTCTGCAAGCCCTTCAGTCGTCACACAATACACAACACCTTGTTTCAACTCAACATCACAAACACCTTCAATTGGTACACTGCTGAAATCACCTGTTTCAATATTACCATACAATGTGCTTCCGTTACGCACCAAAAATGTATCTCCTGTAAGTTTACTGTATATCCAGCAACTGAATATTCCGTTGAGCTGTGAACACGTTTTTTCAATCGTGAGCACATCTTCTGTTTTACCCTCTTCCTGCTCGTGGCTCATGATTATACTCTCATCAAATTCGACATTGACAGACAACAATCCCGGAATCACTTCACTATCAACACAATCATCCTTCCACCATCCAGGTAGAAACTCTTTTCCTAATTGCTTGTGATTTTCAAGCACACCATTGTGTGCCACCGTGTAATGTACACTGTCAAATGGATGGGTTGTTGCAGGACTGAACGACCTGTTGACGCTTGTCGGTGCTTGTGTGTGACCTAGAAATTGATCATAATCACTTTGAAACCCGAAGTGATTAGTCAGATCAACAACACCTTCACATTTCCTTTTGTATGTGTCTTTAGCTAGACCTGGACTTGCATCCTTCATTGATGAAATGTACATGGTACCAACAGCAAACGAACCTCGCTGCTTGTTAGCATCATATATTTTTGTGAATCTTCTGAAATTAAAACTACCGAATATGCCGCACATTTACTACTATTATATTACTATTCACGTAAAACTCAACAAATTGGTTTGGCACCTCGCTCCAACCATGGTATCTCACGATTATATTTTACTGGATCTATCAATCCAGCAGACAGAAACCCTTGTATTCTTGAACTACATGCAGGACATTCACCACAAGCTAGCTGTTTGCCTTCATAACATGTCCAGGTGTTAGAGAAATCAACACCCACATTCACTCCAAGTTCGATAATATCTTTTTTGCTTTTGGTTATCAATGGCGCTAAGATCTCCACTCGGTCACGTCTATTCAGCGCGTTCACTTTGTTTATTGCATGTATAAACTCAATAGAACCATCCCAATAACCTGCTTGGCTATCAACTAATGCAGATCCATGATACACATGAGTCGCGCCGATCGATTCAGCATACGCAGTACATATGGACAGCATCATCATGTTACGGTTTGGTACATAATTGACAGTTTGTGGATCGCCCAGTACATCTTTAGTCTTAGCAACATCTATCTGATCGTTCACTAATGAACTGGAATTGACAATGTCTCTAAAAAACGT